AGTTACATGAGATTTTTACTACTAATTCTGATCCCGATTTCTATGTTGGGACAGGATTCCTGCGTCGTTTTTGGAGACGACCCACTACCTCAAGCTAAATGGATGGGATATAACCCCCCACCGATGGAGTGGGAGGAGATAAACTGTGTAGTTCATGTTCACCACAGCGACAGTTTCCCTAACAGCTACATAGCAGAGGATGTAATTTACGACGCACATGAGCATCTGAATGAGGAGTTCGAGGAGGCCATGCTGTCATTCGATCTTGTTCAGGTGCAGTATCACGACTTCGATGAGTTCTGGGCGGCACCTGTTCTTATGGAAATGAACAACATTTGCGTCCCTTACAGCAGCACCGGGTTCACGGTAATGAATGAGTACTTAGAACCACTTGTGTGGGATAGGACGTCTTACATGAATGTACATATCTTCCCATGGTTTTGTTCTGGTATACTTGGGTTCGCCTGGACCCAGTACACAGAGGCGACAGAGTTGGATGGGGTGTGGGTTAGGCATGATGTATTTGGGCGCTTTGGTGATCAGCTAAATATGCCTACACGCATGGAGAACAAAACATTAATACATGAAGTTGGGCATTACGTTAGCTTGCACCACGTATTTAGAAATGTAGAATTCTGTGGTGAGAATCTTGGGGATTGTTTGGAAACTGGGGACTTCGTATGTGATACCCCACCCACTAAACTGAACTGGAGCTGTGAGAACCCAATATGCCCTCCTGGTTTGTATAACTATACACCTAATAACCACATGGATTACTACGTGGATTCATGCAGGACAAACTTCACTCCTGGGCAAATACAGCGTATGCACGCCGCACTACCAATACTACGTCCTGGTCTCATTGATCAGGATCCGTACTGTGCTGGTGATATTAGCGGAGACAATGTTGTTGGTATGAACGACCTGCTTTTGATGATGGAGTTCTGGGGGGATGCGTATTGGGAGCAGGGGGACATAAACGGTGACGGATTATTTACTGTACTTGACTTTCAGATAGTGCTAGCTAACTGGGGGGTTGTATGTTTCGGTGCTGAGATCGATCCATTCTACCGAGAAGAACAGATTAGAATACCCAAAAAAGAAAGGGGCCGAAGCCCCTTCCCGTTTAGGTAGCGATACTCCGAGCACGTCTCGGTGTAACATCGCTAAGGTAATACAACTGGGACACCCAGCATTGGTCTATGCGTCTCATCGTACTGGACATGCTCCTGTGTCACAGTCCATCAACTCCACATCATCCATCTCCAACTGTTCAAGACTGGTGATTGGCGTCACTGCCTCGGACATTTTCAGATAGGTCGCTTCATCAATTTGTTCCAAAGGAGCCTGCTTAAATCCGTGGTCGCTATGCAGCAGGAACGAAACTGACTTCACGTTTTTATAGTTGAGACTCAACCATTCCTTGATAGCCTCAAGCTCCTCCAAACGATAGTAGATAGTCACCGAGACGGCGTTGTCAGACCACTCGGCCTGCAAGCGCTTAATAACCTCTAACTGATCGATGGCTGTCATATCTTCTGCAAACATAGTGTGCGAAGGGAACTTGCAAGGGAAACTTACAACAACAGTGGACTTGTCCTCTGTGCCGTCAAAGTTTAGCACGTACTCCACATGATACCCCTGCTTCCGGGAGGCAGCTGCCAGGTCGCTATCAGCTGACATTCGTATTCGTCGAATATAGTATTCCGAGTATCCTGGGTGCGCTCCTGGTGTAACGCCAGCAAGTAGACTAAGCGTTCCAGATGGCTTGACCGTTGTAAGTTTAATGGATGTTGGGTATCCTGCCAGTTCAGAGTATTTTTTGTCATACGATCGTAAGTATTCATAACAACCGTCCAACCAACTGCGCTGCTCGTCAGTGGCCTGCAGGTATCCGGTAATCCCGATGCCCATTCGCATGTTTTTATGGACGATGTCCTCGGTTTCTTTAATGGCACATTTGATTCCTAGGCTGTGCTTGTTGATTCTGTAGAGGTATCGCGCAACCTTTTTCAACTCCTCATAGTGCTCGATATTTGGCAAGTATATTTCAGCCAAACAACAAGTCTCATAGTTGGCAAGTGATTGCTCGGCACACGGGTTGAACCCTTGTACGTCAGGATCAGGATATTGTACCTCAAAGGTTCGACCCATCTTTCGAGAAGCCTCCAGGTTAATCAAACCGTACGGCTCACCGTTTCCATTGTAACCCTCCCAGAACTCGTCAGGCAGTTGAGAGATGTCAGAACATACTACGGAGTTGTTAGACATCGCTCGCCAGTTAGGAACGCCACCTAAGTCCCATCGCTTCGCTCGAAGGTACTCGATGTCGTCAGGATCACCAAGGGCAATCTGAGCGCTTCTGCGTACGTTTCCTGCCACTACAATCTTCCCGATGATGTTCATGATGTCCAAGGCGTCTACAGGTCGAATACGGCGCCCTGAGCGCGAATTTAGGATCTTATTGATCTCAATCATACCCCACACCAAATCCTCAGGACCAGAAGCCGTGCCGCCAAACCCTTTAATTGGTGAACCCTTTGACCGAATCAGGTGAGTAGCAAACGTAAAGTCCTGACCGGTAAAGAACGAAGCCTCTAACACACGGCGCAACAGCTCCACCCAGCCTTCACGACTGTCGGGAACAATGAAGTCCGCATCGTTTGCGTTTAGTCGCTCGATTTTTACGCGAGACTTCACTTTGGGTAATTGATAGACGTTTTCTCGCTGGATATTGTAACCAACGCCAGACCCAAGCATGAGCATTTCGAAGGCCCATGTAAAAGGGCGAACAGGATCGTCCACTACCACAAAGGCACAGTTCTGCAACGAAGGCAACCCCAGGTTGTCTACCGTCTTTGTCCCAAGCTGCCAAAGGAACCTTCCAGCCACAGTGCCCTTAAGCTCCATCATGATTCGTTTTAACTCGCCCTCCTCGAACTCAGTAAAGCCGACATTCAGCTGATCGCGACAAGCACTAACCACTCGGTTAACAGTGTCTTCCCATTCCTCTGTCTGACCGTTCTCTAATGGTCGGGCGTATGTCCGTTTAAATACAGGGTAACCAACCTCACCCCAAGGCGTTTCATTTGTTTGCATATTGTTCTGCTACTCGTTTGTATTGTTGTTGCATAAATTCGGAAGCCGTAGGTGTGACCCTGACGATTTCCCGTTCGTGAGTTTTTTTGACGATCACGTGTCGTCGTTCGCGCTTCCTCCTTGCAGGATGGATTTTACTTTTACGTTCCGCGTCCTTCATTTTTTTGTCGAGCCGAAGCAGGTAACGAAAGGTCACGACGTTCATCCCCATAATCAGGAGTGCTAAAATAATGATGATTGTTTCCATTAAAATAAATGTGTTATTCGAGCTACTTGCCCGTGTTTAGGGTGATGAATAAAACCCTCCACCGCCTTTGGAGCGTGCTGGTACCCATTTCTGTGGTGCCAACTATCCGTTCCCGACGGAGACCTGAGGGATTCGACTGTAACGCCAGGGAAGTCCTTGCTGGTTTTGTGGTGAACATGATGGGTATAGATGTACCTGTGGTCGGTTTTTGACCAATATACTGGAGCCTCCGTTGCCATCAATATAGGAAGATCCGTGATTTTAGCCCCGTCACCATGAGTAGTGCCGATGAGGTTGTTCCCATATTTGTAGTACTTGCGGTGCTGAAGATTGGTGTCAAACGTCATGTTTGGCTCCTCAGAGAACCATGTAGCAATTATGTCACACAAGAAAAACCCGTTTGTGTAGTCATGATTGGACGGGTTGAACATAAAATGAACGGGAGCGACGCCAAGCAAGGTTTCAACAATCTCTATATACAACTGCTTTGCAAGCAAGAAGTTGCTGAACCACATTCCGTCAGTATCCTGAGGCGTGCCAGAGGTAGTTGTCCTTCGAGGTGAATCTATATGAAGCACATCGTTCCCAGCAACAAAAACGATCTGATCAATACCAAACGATTTGCACTTGCTCAAGATTCCATGAACACCTTCTTTTACCCTGAGCACAGCCATATTGCTGTCGTAGGATTCTCCCGTTTCAAAAGCCATTGAAAGTTTGCCAATGTGAATGTCGGCTGGGTCAATGACCAGACAATGAGGGTTGCTGACTGACTCGTAGTTTACGCCAGGATATTTTGGTGCATAATCTTTCATTGAGTCCAGAATCCCTTGCTTCACATCAGACCAATCTAACTCATCATTGTTTTTAACATGCAAGGAAAAATGATCCCCTTTGTACCAATAAGAGCTAACCTTGTCTGCTGGAACACCGCTTGCGTTGGCAAAGTCATACATACTTTCGTGGCTGTTGCTGTTTCTAACAATGTTGGAAACTTGCCTGCGAACACTGTCCTCTGAGACGCCAAAGTCGACGTCCTTCATTAGCTCTCTAGCTATGTCGGCATTGCTAAGGCCCTTGGATCTGAGCTCAAGAATCTTTTTTAGGTGCTCCGAGTATTTAGTCATTTTTTATCAGTTCAAAATTATCAAGCATGTCAACTGGGTCGCTAGAAGCTTCATACATGGCTAGTATCTCTGACAGGTTTACCAGTTGCGAGCTCGTTGGTGTCTTATGGATCCTGTGACCAGCGTTATAGTTGGATTGGCTGTCCTCCATACCGCAGACAACAGCAGCCTTGTAAAGCAGAGCCTCCTCAAGGTAAGCGTCAGTAACCCTGTCCAAATAAATGTTGCCAGCACAGTCGTAATGCTCGTCGGCAATCTGTCGCATCATGTCTATTTTGTCCTTTTCATATCCAGACAATGAGAAAGTGAGATCGGTAGATTGCGTAAAGCTTTTTTCTGCGTGAAATGCCTGTGGAATTCGGTGATACATAAGGTCGTTACCTATGCGCTTGTAAGGAAGGTACAGGAGGTTCCTGAGAAACCATGAAATCAACTTCCTGTCGGCGCAAGTCTTCAGATCTGAGCATTCAAGCTCGCCCATTATATCGTTGATTAACCACTTGATCTCCTTGCTGTTCAAGAAGGTTGTTTTATTAAAACGTTCTAAGATGTTCATACTATGAGTTTAAATGAGGATTTGTAGTGTTTTTCGTTTACCAGTTTAAAAAGAAACCTATGCTGTCTTTTACCTGCCGACTCCTGAACCACACCATGAGACTTGCATTTTCCTTTTAATGTTCGCATTGTGCCAAGCTTGTTTCCGTTCATACCGCAGAAGTAGTTGAACGAAGTGAACAAATCGGACTGATGTATCCATATTGATTCTGGACCCTCGTCTTCCAACTTGATAATCTCCAAGCCTGAGCTACCGATAAAGGACAAGAACGTGTCGCCGTCATACCTCAAGTCATCTAGCGCCTGAGCCAGAGACTCTGGCCTGACCATTCTGCCAAAATTGTTTTGCATATCAATTAGGCACTCGGTCATGTCCATGATCATCTCTCGCTGTTCGTTAGGGGCTGATAGTTTCTTTCCGATAAACGGGTCTCTGTTTTTCTCCTCTACTGGGTTATTAAACTGTATTATGTCTATACGTCGGCTTATTCCAGAATCTCCAAGAGCGTGTGTAAATCCTATTTCGTTAGAAGCAACGATCAAGGATGCCCTAGGAACAAAATACTCGACCTCTTTATACAAGCGCCTTCCGCTGATCTCCTCCTTGGATACAATCTGCTTCAGAACGTCCTTGTTGCCGAGGTTGCCAGATGCGTCGCCACAAATACACAAGATGTGATTCGCTAGATCGATTCTGTATCGGCTCTCATCTTTGGTCAGGTTTCGTAGGTCGTCTACGCGACAGGCGTTTTGTTTTCCAATCGCAGCTACGACCGCATCAATGAGCGTTGATTTGCCACTGGCTCCAACACCCATCAACAACAGCATCCTTTGAGCATGCATAGGGTCTCCTGCAATTGCATTGATAAAAGACGCCAGCACGTATCGCCTCATCTCCTCGTTTGGGATTATTTCAGTTATGAACTTTTTCCAAACAACAGAAGCCTCTCTTTTGCCGTAATAATTAAATGGCAAGCAATACGTGAAAACTGACCTGTGATCATGTCCTTTTACAAACTCCATGGAACTTTGCGATATCATTAACCTGCCGTCCATAAAGTTCAAGCCTCGTGGATTCATCTCTAAATCGACACCGTACCTGTCTATGCAAGCGCTAAGAGATTTCTCAGTAGCCCTCAGCACGTCAGGGTCGATGGCAAACGATATGGGAAGAGAAAGGCGACTCAAAGCCGCCTCCATGATGTCATACATCTTTCCTGCTTCGTAATACCTGCCGTTAAATAAATGAACCACTTGTCCTAACATCAAAACAGGAGTGCTCGCCTCATTAGCCGCCCAATTAATTACGGCAGCTAACGAGGAAGGCATTGCCTTCTGGGGAATCTTTTTCTCATCCCCAACGAGATGCACTCTTGTTTTTTCGGACATCGATTTAATGTTCTCGATGACCTTATCCATTATGTCTTTTTAACTACGTGCTCTAAAGCCTCAAGTCTTTCAAGAATCATCGACAACGTTAGAGCCAGCGTGTCTTCGTCAACAGGTTCTTTGTCAACTAAGAACGAGATCACTTCAGATTGCAACTTGAAAGAACCGTCCTCTTTGAACTGTACGGTTGTCTCCGAAACCTCTGTCTGAAAATCTTCGATGGAGTCTTTAACAAGTTCCATCAGTATTTCAGCAGAATCGTTCTTGAGATCCAAACAGGCCTCAGCCCTCTTGGTAATTATATCAAGAACCTCTCCTAGCAAAAGGTAGCCGTAAGCCCTAGCATTTATGTTAATTTCTGGCTTCGACATTAGAATGGCAGATCGTTTTGCTGATCAACCTTCGGCTCCTCAACGGAAGCGCCTTGTTTGCTTGAGTTGGCCTTACCCTCCATGGTTTGCCATGCTTTTGCATTGCCAAGGATCGGCGTCTTCGGGTATTCTCCACCAGATTCTTTAACGCTGTCTCGAACACTCTTGGGTAAGCTCTGACTAACGAAATAGTCATTACCATATTCGTTATCTGGAGTGTTTACAAGCTTGAGGTCTAGATAGCGAGCGCCATTCTTTCCTTCAACGATGTATTGTTGGTCGATTTTGTTAAGGTCGATTGAAATAGAGATGCTTTTAGGTATTGTCATTTTCTGTTAAGTTTTTGATGAATTTTGCAATTTGCTTTTGGGAGGGGTTAGGGATGTTCGTGAAATGCTGTTGATTCATTCTTAGATTAGTGATCAACTCCTCCAGTTCTTCAGCGGTGAACTTGCCTTCCACGATTTTGTCTTCGATTACTCTTTCTTCATCTTGATCTATTGTTGATGTTCTTAATAAATACAGAAGCCATGTCTGTGTGCTCCAGTTGATGTTTGGCACCCCTGGAAGGGGAGTGCTTAACAGTTCGTCTACCCAGTCAAATTCGTCACTCATTGATCTCGTCTTCTCCGTAGACTCCTTCGAGCGTGTAAAAATCACTGAGTTTAAGGATACAGCGCGACAGGGCGCGTTTCTCAGCCATGGCAACAGGATAGGCTTGAGCTCCTCCTTTTGTATTCTTGGGAGAAGATTCGCCATAGGTCTCTATTGCTCGGCCTTCCGTTCCGTCGCTATTCATGATCACTCCTGTCGCCTTTATCACGTATTTAGATTCTGCGATGTCGCTGAATTCTTTAACGGTTTGGTAGTAAACGTATGCGTTCAGTCCCGTTTGAATCTTTTCGATTCCTCGTCTTGAGATGATAACGAAGCCCTGCGGAGACTTCCAGAAGTCCGAGGCTTGAAGTTCGTATTTCTGCGCTAAAGACTTAAATCTTTTCTTTTCGTCGTCTGTCATTTTTTAATCTAGTTTGTAAAGATACTACTTTCGGTTTAATTTTTCATAGTCTTGCCATATTTTTTTCCAATCTGGCTCAGGAGGCAAAGGAAAACTTTTGTTAAACCTTCTTATAGACATTGCAGAAAGGTAAAGCGTGATCGATGTTGGACACGGGAACTCTTCTGTCCATCTAGGAGGGTTAGGCCAGTGGCTTGGTCTCGCCATCTAAAAACCTTTTGATTAACTCTGTGTTCATTCGCATCTCTGCATTCAGATCCTTTCTTAGATTGTTTATAGTCCTGTGTTGCCAATCATTCTCCATGATCAACATGATACCTAGTCCAGCAATCTGTTTAAGGTTTTCGTGCTTTTGTTTGCCGATCTTCTCAGGAGGATTGTCACGAACAAAATCCGCCATAAGCATAAGCCTCGCTTGAAGATTGTTCCTGGCAGCCATGAATTTGAGCTCATTTGTTTCGTCTTCAGTCATTTTTGGGTTTTATATTGAACACTCGCATTCTTTCTTCGTGTAGGCTTTGCGCCCAGTCGTTAAAGTCTTTCGAAGGGTTCACATGAACAGTCGACATAATCCTTGGGGCAGTTGGTGCAATTGGAGAAGAGCCAGGTTGCCACTCTTTCGGCTTCCTCATTTTCTGAATGTTTTTCCAAATTCTGTAAAGCATGATTCGTTAGTTTTTCTACTTCTTGATTGATTAATAGGTTGATGTAATGTTTTGCCTTTTTTAAGTCCTCAAGACCTCCCTTGGACTGCCATCGACTTACATACTTGATGACGTTTCCTTCCAGGAATCCTATGTTGTTCTTTGAGATGTACTCCAAAGGCTGTATTTTCATCTTCTTGTAGTGGTCGCCACCG